ATTTAGATTTAAATTTTGGTCGAAATACAGTTACAAATGATGTTAATAAATTAACAGACGTAGAGGCAGTTAAAAGAAGTGTTAGAAATTTAATTAACACTAATCATTATGAGAGACCTTTTCATCCTGAAATAGGAAGTGATGTAAGAGCAATGTTGTTTGAACCAATGACACCATTAACTGCTCTTAACTTACAAAGAAAAGTTGCTGAAGTAATTAATAACTTTGAACCAAGAGTTAATCTAGTTCAAATTTTAGCAAGACCAGACCTTGATAGAAATAGTTATCATTTAAGAATTATGTTTTATGTTGTTGGTGTAGCAGAACCAGTTACAGTAGAAACATTTTTAGAAAGATTAAGATAAAATGGCAAGTAATAAATTCGTAGTTTCAGATTTAGATTTTGACGCAATCAAATCCAATTTAAGAGCATTCTTACAAGATCAAACAGAATTTTCAGATTATAATTTTGAAGGTTCAGGATTTGCTGTTTTATTAGATACATTAGCATATAATACTCATTACCTAGGTTTCAATGCTAATATGTTAGCAAATGAAATTTATTTAGATAGTGCAGATATAAGAAAAAATATTGTTTCATTAGCAAAGATGTTAGGTTACACACCATCATCACCTAAATCTCCTATTGCAAACGTAGATATAGAAGTTAATAATGCTACAGGTGCTTCTATTACTATGAACAAGGGAACAGTTTTTACAACAACAGTTGATGGCATTTCTTATGAGTTTGTAACTAATCAGGATAATACAATTTCACCATCAGACGGTGTTTACAGATTTTCAAATGTAAATTTATATGAAGGTACTTTAGTAACCTATCGTTATACAGTTGACAGTACAGACGTTGATCAAAAATTTATTATACCAAGTGTTAATGCTGATACATCAACTTTAAAAGTTACAGTTCAAACTTCAGCTGCAGACACATCAACATCAACTTACACAATTGCAAGTGGATTAAAAAGTTTAACATCAACATCAAAAGCATATTTCTTACAAGAAACAGATACAGGTAAATTTGAAGTTTATTTTGGCGATGGTGTTTTAGGACAAAATTTATCTGACGGTAATATTGTAATTTTAGAATACATTGTTACAAATAAATCTGAGGCAAACGGTGCTTCAACTTTTGCATTATCAGGTTCAATAGATAGTTTTACAAATGTTTCTATTACAACTAATTCATCAGCACAAGGCGGTGCAGAAGCAGAAACAAAAGAGTCAATTAGATTTAATGCACCATTACAATACACAGCACAAAACAGAGCAGTTACAACAACTGATTATGAAACAATTGTTAAATCAATTTATCCTAATGCGTTATCAGTTAGTGCTTGGGGTGGTGAAGATGATGAAACGCCAGTTTATGGTGTTGTAAAAATTGCTATTAAGGCAGCATCAGGTTCAACTTTAACAAACGCAACTAAAAATAATATTGTTACATCTTTACAACCATATAACGTGGCGTCTGTAAGACCAGAAATTGTTGATCCAGAAACTACATCTTTATTATTAACTGTAAATGCAAAATATAATAAAAATTCAACAACAAAAACAGCAGACACTTTAAAATCAGAAATTATAAGTGCCATAACAAATTACAATACAAATACTTTACAAAAATTTGATGGTGTGTTTAGATACTCTAAATTAACAGGATTGATTGATGATGTAGATACATCTATTCTTTCAAATATAACAACTGTTGATATGAGAAAATCATTTACACCTACATTAAGTTCATCTACAAGATATGATGTTTACTTTAGAAATGCAATTTACAATCCTCATTCAGGACACGAACCTATTTTATCATCAACTGGATTTACGGTTGCAGGTAATTCAAACGAAATGTTTTTAGATGATGATGGATTAGGTAATGTTAGAAGATACTTCTTATCATCTGGTATTAGAACATATGCTAATAACACACAAGGTACAATTGATTATTCAAATGGACAAATTACAATTAATTCTTTAAACGTTTCATCTATTTCAAATATAAGAGGTGCGTCATCATCTGTAATTGAATTAACAGTTACACCTAGTTCTAATGACGTTGTACCTGTTAGAAATCAAATTGTAGAAATTGATGTTGCAAATTCAAACATAACAGTAGATGAAGATACTTTTGTAGGAGGTTCTGCTGAGGCAGGAGTTGGTTATACTACTACACAAAGTTACTAATGATCAATGGCAAAATTTAATGACAAAATCTCAACACTCATTAATAGTCAATTACCAGATTTCGTAATTGATGATCACCCACAATTTGCTAAATTTCTAAAACTTTATTTTACATTTATGGAATCTGCCGAGTTGCAGGTTACCTCAATTGAATCTACAGACGGCATAACACTAGAAAACGAAACAGGTCGTACTGATAACTTATTATTAGACGGTAGTAAAATAAGTTCAGAAAGAACACAGTTAGACGCTGGTGAAAAATTAATTTTAGAAGATTCATCTTTTGGTAAATTTACAGTAGGAGAAACTGTAACAGGTAGTTCATCAAACGCAACCGCAACTGTTGTTGCTGAAGATTTAGCAAACAATAGAATTTTTATATCAGCACAAGATAAATTTATTAAAGGTGAAATTATAACTGGTAATTCTTCAGACGCACAGGCAGTTATTAATAACTATCGTCCTAATCCAGTTCAAAACATTCAACAACTTCTAAACTTTAGAGATCCTGATAAAGTTATTTCTGACTTCTTAACAAAGTTTAGGGATGAGTTTTTAAAAACAATACCTGAAGATTTAGCAATAGGGTTAGATAAAAGAAATCTAATTAAAAATATTAAATCAATGTACCGATTAAAAGGTACAAATGAAGGTCACGCATTATTTTTTAGAATATTATTTAATGAAACGTCAGAAACATTTTATCCAAGAGAACAAATTTTAAAAGCGTCTGATGGACAATGGGACACACAAAAAGTTTTAAGAGCAATTGCAACAATAGGTAATACAACTAATTTAGTAGGTCGTACAATTACAGGACAAACTTCAGGTGCAACTGCTGTAGTAGAATCTGTTAGAAAATTTATTTTAGGTGCAAAAGAAATTTCTGAATTTATTGTAAACAATGATACATTAATCGGTACGTTTACAATTGGTGAAGAAATTAGAGGAACAGAAACAGACGCAGACGATTATTTTATAAAGGCAAATATAACAGGTATACCTGGAACAAAAACTGTAACTAATGACGGTAACTTATATACTACATCTGATTTATTAACAGTTAACGGTGGTGGTGTAGGTGCAAGTATAACAATTAATGATGTTGGTACAGGTGGTGTATCTGAAATTATTATAGATGATAATGGTTCAGGTTATGCTAAAGGTGATTTACTAAACTTTACAAATACAGGAACACAAGGTGTTAACGCTGCTGGTTTTGTATCTGTTGTTAATGGTGGTTTTACACTTGAAGAAAGTACATCATCAACTGAAGATCATATAGTATTAGAAGATGAAACAACAAGAGGTGATCAATACTTTGGAAATAAAATTGTACAAGAACCTGAAACTAATTCTAATTTAAATGACATCACAGATATTTTCTTAACAAATAATGGAAGTGGTTATCTAACTTTACCTACTGTAACAGTTACATCTTCATCTGGTACTGGTGCAAATATTTTAGCATACGGTTCAGAAATAGGAAGAGTAATTGGTTTAAAAACAAATGAATTAGGAGAAGGATATGAAGCATCGCCAACTCCACCAACTATAGAATTTAGAAACAATTTAATATTAACATCTGTTACAGGTGATTTTGCTGAAGATGATACAGTTACAGGTGGTACTTCAGGTGCAACTGGTACTGTTGTAAGTTTTGATAGTGATAGAAATTTATTAAAATTAAAAGATGTAACAAACTCTTTTGAGGTAGACGAAACAGTTACATCTACAAGTGGTGGTTCTGCTACATTATCAAAAATAGATGTTGCTACTGCTAGTGTTAACGTTGTTTCTATTGCTGACACAGATGGTAAGTTTTTAAATGAAGACGGATTTTTATCAGAGTCAACAATGAAATTACAAGATAGTTTATACTATCAGGACTTCTCATATGTATTAAAAGTAGGAAGATCAATCAATAATTGGCGTGACGCATTTAAAAAGACAATGCACACAGCAGGTTTTTATTTTACAGGTCAAGTTGATTTAGAAAATAGAATTAATTTAAGAATAAAGGCGCCAGTAGATGGTATTATTTCTGGTGTTTCTGAATCACCTTTATTTGCTATACTTAATACTTTATTCAGTACACTATTTGGTAGAAGATTAGGAACAGTAGATGACGGTACAACTTTAAGAGCAACAGCAAATATACCTGCTGATGTTGACTTAAATCCTGCAACTGTAGAACACTTTACAGCAAATACAAGAGATTTAACTTTAAGTAGACCTACTTTAGAAATAGATTATACAAGTAGAGTTAGAAGAACAATTGACGGTGTAAATATTTCACAAGGTTTTGCATATGCAGGTCCTAGATTTGGCACACTTAATAAATTTGCAAATACAGTATTTGGAATAAACAATAGTGCTAGTGGTATTACATTTCAAACTTTAAATGAAATTAAAGTAAGA